TTGATTCTTTAATATTTTATTTTTATTTTGCTCAACCATTTCATTTTTCTTACCATTTAGATTTGAAATTTTATCGTCACACTCTTTATTATATGCCGATATAGAAGCCACCACATCCGAATTTTCTTTCTCCAGCAACTTTATATTTGCATCAAGTTCGGAGCGCTGCGCTTTAGCACGTGATTCTATCGAAGCTACTCTGTCATTATATTCTTTAACTTGATCGTTGTATTGGATTCGAAGTTTTTCTATTCTATCCTGAGAAGATTTCATTTGTGCGTCTATTGCGTCACGTTCTTTCTTTTGTAAGTCTTTGGTTTCTCTTGCCTTGTCCATTCCATTTTTTTTGAACAAGTTCCCACTTCCTTCGTCCATCCACCTCTTCACCTCTTGGTCTAATATTTCAAGGCGGGAATTGTACATTTTTATTTGCTCCAACTCTTTTGCAGAGTCGGAATCCAATGACGCTTTTGAAACGTCAAGTGCTTGTTTTGCGGACGCAATGTCTCCGGACGCATCCTTGTTACTATTTTCAGAAGATCTTAACTTTTCTATTTGTTGATTGCGTTGAGTTATCAACTGTAGTCTTTGATCCACGAATTTTTTTCTGTTTTCGTTTATATCAACTATTTCATTTTGGTTATATGTGTCCTGTTTCAGATCCAGTATTTCTTTATCTATATCTTTTATTTTAACCGTGTTTACTTCTATCTGGCGCTCATATCCTTGCACGCTCAACGACGTTGCTGTATAACCCGCGCTAAGGTATCCATATATCCCTATTGAGTTTATACCCATCAGCAGTAGCGTTGCAAGCAACAAGTAAGTTCGCATCCAAACACTTATATCATTCCATTTTTGTTTTAAAAATGTTGCCGCTACCAATTTTCCAATTTCCAACGCCGTTCCCATCACTATGATCGAAACTCCACCACCGACAAACAGTAGTGTTAATCCAATGATACTAAAGTAAGCACCGCATGACGCTATAATGAGTGCTGTCAATAATACAAAATACGCCAGTAATTTCATTCTTTATATAATAGTTGAATTGATGCATATAATAAATAGTGTATATACATGAAAAACTAATATGATGGCAAAAAACAACCCTCGACTTTCGTCGAGGGCTGAATTAGGGGCAGCTGGATTTAACCATTACCCTCCACCATCCTCAATAGGTGAGGAACCTTTTATAACCTTTAATTTACTACTTCCGGCTCAATAGGGTCATCGGGAGTACCCTTTTGACCAGATGATTTGTTTTTGTAAACAAGTTCACCCAACTTACTGAGTTCGGATATAGCATCTTTCATCTTTCCAACATCACCACTTTGCAGTGCTTCCTTACCTTTGTCAATACCTTTTTTGATTTCAGTAGCGACAGATTCTTCGTATTTATTATCTTTTAACTGTTTTTCCCATCCGTATACTATGTTATCTAGGGAATTCTTAGTTTCTAGGTTTTCTTTGAGTTCTTTGTCCTTGTCGGCGTTTATCTCAGCTTCTTTCTTCATGCGCTCAATCTCGTCCGACGATAGTCCGGACGAACCTTGGATCGTTATATCCTGCACCTTGTTCGTTCCTAGATCTTTTGCGGATACGTGTAGAATACCATTCGCGTCAATATCGAAAGAAACTTCGATCTGAGGAACGCCACGTGGCGACGGTGGGATACCGTCAAGTTTGAAGTTACCAAGTTTTTTATTGTCTTTAGACATCGGTCGCTCGCCTTGTAGAACGACAATATCAACTTGAGATTGGTTGTCACTGTAAGTCGAGAATACTTGCGATTTCTTTGCTGGAATTGTTGTATTTCTCGGAATCATCGGCGTGGATATCCCACCCGCAGTCTCTATAGAAAGAGTGAGTGGAGTTACATCCAATAGTAATATGTCAGTAACCTCTCCCTTCAATACGCCACCTTGGACGGCTGCGCCAATAGCAACAACTTCATCCGGATTCACACCTTGATTTGGAGACTTACCGCCAAACTTCTTGGCGTACTCAACAACCTTGGGCATGCGGGTCATACCACCTACAAGGACAAGTTCGTTCAAATCGTCACTACTAATTCCCGCGTCCTTGAGACAGTTTTTATATGGTCCATCCATTCTTTCAAATAGCGCTTCACACACCTGTTCCATCTTTGACCTTGATAGTTGAATGGAAAGATGCTTTGGTCCAGTTGCATCGGCGGTAATAAACGGCAGATTTACGTCGTATGTTGTTGCAGAAGATAATGCAATCTTTGCCTTTTCGGCTTCTTCGCGCAAACGTTGTAGTGCCGTATTATCCTTACTCAAATCAACGCTGTTTTCTTTCTTAAACTCCGATATTAAATAATCCATCAGGGTCTTATCCCAATCGTCACCGCCTAGGCGAGTGTCACCATTGGTAGACTTCACTTCAAATACACCATCCCCGATTTCAAGCACAGTTACGTCAAAGGTACCGCCGCCCAAATCGAACACAGCAATCTTCTCATCTTTTTTCTTGTCAAGACCGTATGCAAGGGACGCGGCAGTTGGTTCATTGATGATGCGCAAAACTTCCAATCCTGCTATGGTTCCTGCATCTTTAGTTGCTTGGCGCTGGGAGTCGTTGAAATATGCGGGGACAGTAATAACCGCCTTTGTAACAGGCTGACCAAGATATGCCTCGGCATCTACCTTAATCTTTCCCAACACAAATGCTCCGATTTGTTGTGGTGAATACTTTTTCTGTTTACCGTTTTCCGTTACTTCCACCCAAGCGTCTCCATTTGGACCCTCTACGACGTTGTACGGAAGATTCTTGATTTCCGATTGTACTTCACTGAACTTTCTGCCGATGAGTCTCTTGGCAGAAAAAATAGTATTTTTTGGATTAGTTACCGCTTGACGTTTAGCGGCTTGACCAACTAGTCGTTCTCCTGTTTTTGTGAACGCCACGATAGATGGGGTGGTACGAGCACCCTCTGCATTTGGGATAACCGTTGACTCGCCAGATTGCCATACAGCAACGCATGAATTTGTGGTACCAAGGTCCACGCCTATAATAATGTCATTTGTTTTACTCATAGTTTTATAAAAATTAGACTCAATATAACCCGAAATAATTGGATTGTCAAGTCGATATGACTATTATCATTATTCGTACCAACTAGTCTGTCACACCGTTTACCTATGAAGACACAAAAAAAGGAGCATTATAAATGCTCCTTTTTGTCACTGTGGTGTGTCAATTATACACTCAAAGTACCGTACCAGTGTCACCTGTGCTATAGGCTTTCCATTCATCGCTTTCCGCTCTGCACGATAGAAGATCGGAAACATGGATAATATATGGAAGATTTGTCTTCAGGTTTCTGTCTGGATTATGCGACATGAAATATTCTTCACATGCTTTGTCATACAAACCATCGGCGAGTTTGATACCGAGCGTTTCTTTCCACGTAACATTCACATTATACCGTTGTAACATATACAAAGCACGGTCTGGAACTCTCATATATTGAAGCGCTGGATTCTTTTTATAAATCTCACCACGATTTTTGACATGCCAATCGCTATCATTTCTGATATATTGAGGACCGGTATCGTCGCCCAGTTTTCCCAAGTCGTGATGTAACGCGGCAAAAATTCTTTCTTCGTCCGTGAAATCAACTGTCCCGTTTATTCCAGAATAGAGTTTTTGAACACCTCTTGATGCTTTCTCAACGTGCATGACGTGTTGAATATATCCGCCCGGCCAAGCACAGTGGAAATTCATTCTTGACGATGCGGGTGCGAGTGCCAGTTGCATCCCCATATTTTCTTCATTGTACATGATCAAAAGCTTTTCTAAGCGTTCGCCAGAAAAGCTTTCTTTCAAGAAGTCGATGAAATATTGATAATTCTCATCGATTTCCGTTTCCGTTAGCTCCATCCCGAAATGTAATTTAGTTTTCATTCAACAGACCATATACATCTATGGTCTGTTGTCAAATTAAATTAACACTCTTTTCGTATTTCCCTAGAATAGTGGTATGTACGGTTGTGGTTTACAAGCGATGCCATTAGAACCGCACTGCGCATTCTACCCTTCTTG